GCCAATGGTCGTACGTTGCACGTAACGGTTCGCACTATGGGCTAGGGCAAATGCGAAGCACTTGGTATCGCGATCTTGATCCATACAGACAGATAGACGCAACAATCAAATACAACAAGGCACGACACTTAGGGCATTGCAAAGCATGGGCATTTCATTTGAAACATGGGTGGTACTGATGACCAGTGCGTTAAAGGACAACGGTTCGACTGGTAAGTGGCGCAAAATACGTAAGCGAATCTTGGAACGTGATGGTTACACATGCCAAGCATGCGGAATGGAAGGCAACACCGTGGATCACATAATCCCACGCAGTTTGCAGGGCACAGATGACGATTTCAACCTTCAATGTCTGTGTTCTAGGTGCAATAGTGCAAAAGGCGGTATAAACCGCTTAAACAGCCCTAAGGGGGGTTTTTTTAATAACCCTTTGACACCCCTGACCCTTCATGGAATACATTCCCCCCAAAACGATTCGAAAAGCCACGAGAATGACTAGAAAGGTTGTCAAAAGCCCCCAGAAGCCCCCAGAAGCCTCGAAAGGGGTCGAAACGGTTTTGGGTAGGGACGCAGACCTACAAAACGCCCTAATCGGCGTACAAACGCCCCGAATTCACACGCCGCTGAACGATTTACCGTCTAGGGGGCACGAATTGGTTGATTTAGCCAGCAGTCTCAAAATAAATCTGCTTGAATGGCAAAAATTTGCACTTATCAACAGCCACAAGGTCAAGCCTGACGGTCGCTGGGCGACCCCAGTCAATTGCATTGTGGTGGCACGGCAAAACGGTAAGTCGTTTTTGCAGCAGATCAGAATTCTTGGCGGTTTGTTTTTGTGGAACGAAACCCTGCAAATTGGATCGGCGCACCGCTTGTCCACGTCCCTGGAACAGTTTCGCGCAATGGTTCAGGTGATCGAAGCCAACGATTCATTAGCAAAGCAGGTCAAAAAAATTCGCTGGCAGCATGGCGGTGAGGAAATTGAAACAAAAATGGGCAACCGTTTCATTGTCCGTGCTGGTGGATCAGCTGCTCGCGGCGTTTCTAGACCGTCCACCATTCATCTTGATGAATTACGTGAAATGACTGACATTGAAAGTTTTGCCTCGCTTCGCTATACCCTTATGGCAGCGGCAAACCCAATGGTCATGGCGTATACCAATGCTGGTGATTCAGCAAGCATAGTTTTGAACCAATTTCGTGATCGCGCGCTTGCCAGCATTGCAGGGGTTGAGGACGACATAGGTTATTTTGAATGGTCAGCACCAACCGACGAAATCAGCGTGGAAAACGCGCGGCACAGTAACCCGTCAATGGGAACGCTGATCCATGCCGACAACGTGAAAAGCGTTTTGAATGATCCGCCTGACGTTGTGATGACCGAGGTATTGTGTAGGTGGGTCGTGGCAATAAATAGTGCCGTGGATTCTGCCAGTTGGGGCAATTGCCTGGACAAAACGGTAGACCTTGACCCTGACAAACTGACGTGGCTTGCCATTGACCTTTCACCAGATCGCCGCCATGCCAGTCTTGTGGGCGCGCAAAAATTAGGCGACGAAAAGTTTGTGGTCAAACTGCTGCATACCTGGTCAAACGAATTGCAGTTAGACGACAAGGCAATTGCCAATGACCTTGCAGATTATGCCCGCAGGTATCCAACGGAATACGTGCTATACAGCCGCAAAACCAGTGGCGCGGTTGCGGCGCGTTTAGCCCCAGCGGGAATTCCCGTTTTCGACATGGACAATGCTTATCCGCAGGCATGCGACGAAATGCTATCGGCGATCAACAGCGGGCGGTTAAAGCACAGGGGTCAAAGTCAATTGTCGGAGGAAGTTTTGGCAGCGGTGCAGTTACGTCGTGGGGACGGGGGCTGGGTTATAGGAAGGCGCGCGTCACAATCCGTTGTTTGCGGGGCAGTGGCAGTCAGCCTCGCGACACACTTCGCGACACGCCCAGACAATGATCTTGACATCATGGTTGGTTGATCGTATAAGCCTGCAAGAATTCGGGCATGGGATTTACTGATCTATTCGCACGTAAGGCTGATACTGCCGTCACGGTTGAAGCCGCGCAGGTGGACGCAGCTGCTATTGCGCCGTATTACAGTGAAGTAGGAAATCTATTTCTATTTGGCGGAATAGTAACTGCGTCCCGCGCTGAAGCAATGTCAGTGCCAACCGTTGCACGTGCATTAGGAATTATCCAAACAATTGGTTCACTACCAATGCACACACGCAATGAGGCAACAGGCGAAAAGGTCACGCAGCCTCGCGTTATCAACCAACCTGATCCACGTATCCCAGGTGCAACATTCTGGGGCTGGATCATTTCCGATTTATTCTTTCACCCTGCTGCTTACGCATACGTTATGGAACGTTATGCAGACACAGGCAAAATTCGCGCAATGGAAAGAATTGCCCCTGAACGCGTAACAATTACAACAAACGGCATGGGTTACGAAATTGCTTCATACGCAATCGACGGTGCTTATGTCGATCCCGCAAATTTGGTCGTATTCAATAACACGCAGGAAGGTTTGCTAAGTCGTGCAGGTCGCACGATTAAGGCAGCCGCGTCATTGGAACGTGCAGCAATGAATTTTGCAAACGAACCAATTCCACAAATGGTTTTGAAATCAAATGGCACATCATTGCCAGCAGATCGCGTTTCAAAATTGCTGACTGCGTGGAAAACCGCACGTGCTTCACGCAGCACAGCATTTTTGAACGCTGACGTAACACTGGAAACAATTGGTTACGATCCACGCAATTTGCAGTTAAATGAAGCAAGAAATTACGTATCGCTTGAATTGTCACGCGCGTGTGGTTTGCCTGCATACTTTACCGATTCACAACAAAGCAGTTTTACGTATTCCAACGCATTGGATAAGCGTCGCGACCTTGTGGACTTCGCGTTTAGAAATTACATGTCAATAATCGAACAGCGTTTGTCTTTCCCAGATTTTACGCCAGCAGGCAATCGCGTGTTGTTTGATCTTGACGATTTCCTACGCGGCAACCCATACGAACGCGCGCAGGTTTATGAAATCTTAAATCGAATCGGCGCAATGTCGATCGAAGAAATACGCGAGGAAGAGGACATGCTTCTATGAAAAAAGTAATTACACCAATGAAAATCACGGCTGCTGATTCAAACAGTCGAACAATTTCCGGTCGCATTGTGACATTTGAGGAAACAGGAAACGCGTCAATTGGCAAAGTGCAATTTGCTGCTGGTTCTATTGAACCGACCGCCGTTTTGCTAAACCTTGAACATGATCGCACACGCAGAATTGGAAAGACATTGGAAACATCATTATCAGCTGATAACTCAGGAATTGACGCAACATTTAAGATCGCTGAGACAACTGCGGGAAATGACGCACTGGTTGAAGCCATGGAAGGTTTACGCGACGGTTTCAGTGTGGAAGTTTCATTTGACGAATACGAAACATTGAAGGACGGGACAGTCAGAATTCTTGCAGGTGAATTGACTGCCGTTGCATTGACAAGCGAACCCGCAATTAGATCAGCCCGCGTTGAATCAGTCGCGGCAACTGAGGACGAACAGATTTCAGATTCGACAATCGAACCTGAAGCAACACCAACAGAAAAGGACGACGAAGTGGAACACACCGTTACACCAGCGGAAGCCGTCGAAACGGTCGAAGCCGCACAGTCAGTAACAGCAACATCAAACAAGGTGGGCGGCTGGAAAGCCACACCACGAATTGAAATTACTGCCGCAAAGTACCTAGAAAATAAGGTGCTAGCAGCAACAGGCGACGAAACTGCGCGCCAGTACGTTTTAGCAGCAGACAACACAACTGACAATGCTGGGCTTGTTCCAACACGTCAGTTAACTGAAGTTATCAACGGGCTATCTACAACAATCCGTCCAAGCATTGACGCGATCAGTCGCGGTGCATTGCCTGACGCGGGAATGACATTTGAAATTCCAAAAATTACCCAAGCCCCAACGGTTGCGGTAACTGCTGAGGACGCAGCGTTTTCAGACACAGATCAAAACAGTGCCTTCTTGTCAGTGGACGTCAAAAAGTTTGCGGGTCAGCAGAAATTTAGCGTGGAATTACTTACACGCACGTCACCTTTGTTCTACGACGAACTACTTCGCAACATGGTTGCAGCAATGGCAAAGGCGCAAAATTCATACGTCAATGGCATTTTAATTTCAAACGCGTCACTTGACGCAACAACAGTAGCAACATACCCAACAGCTGCTGAATTGCTTGGAATTATCGGTCGCGGTGCAGCAAGCGTTTATGGCGCAACTGCTGGACTAGCAAATCCATTCGCACGTAACTTGATCGCTTCAACTGGTCAGTGGTCAAACTTGATGACATTGAACGACGCAGGTCGCCCAATTTATTCAGCAGTTTCACAACCAAGCAACCAGCCAGGTGTTGCACTGCCAACTTCATTGACTGGAAACGT